CAAAGACCTCAGCTTCTGCAGCCATAAGATCTGGTAAGTATTGTTGTTCCCATCCGGTTGAACCGTCTGTGAAATCTATGTAATTTGAAGATAGTGCCATTTGTTGTGAATTTGGTACACTATTCAAATTACCCCCTGGAGTAATTGCCATAATTTTGTTTTTTTAATTTTTAAATTTATTGTTTTTAATTTTGTACTTAAAATCAGAAGAATCATTACCTAACACTTTATACGTTGCACCACCTGTTTTAATTTCACCATGACTTTGTCTTGGATTCATATCTACATTTTTGGCTTTAGCAATACTATTTTTCATAGCATCTGCTTTGCCTTGGTCGTAAAAGTGTTTTGCAACAGCATCAGCGTTCATAGCCGTGTAAAGAGATTTATGATAACCCTTAGCATCTGATAATGTATTATTTTTATCCAAAAACTTTTTGGTAAAATTATTTATATCACTTTGGGTATCCTTAACCTCATTAGCATTGTTAACATTAAATCGATATTTTTTGTCTCCGACGTTATATTCAAAACCTTTGAACTTGTCATTGAAAACCTGCTCGGTCTTCTGAGTAAAAACATCTGTATTTTGTTTAGCTGCTTTTTGAGTTACTTCTGACTCCTTGTTGTATCTATCAAAGAAGTTAATTGCTTTCTGTTGCTCTTCCGTGAGCTTCGATCCAGCTTTAATATCTTGATAGTATTTAGACTTTTGCCCGTCTAAGTGGCTTTTAGCGCTGGCAACTTGCTCTTTAAGCGCTAATTTCTTTCTACGTATTTCTCTATCGTCGTCTGTATCTTCGTCGAATGAGAACGTGTCTTCCATAAGGAAGTTAATTTCTTCGTTATTTAAATGAGGTTTTGTTTGCTTGTAAAATTCGTGTAATAGATCATCATTATCCATTTCGCTGTAATCTTGATTAAGCTTAACGTAATCATTTATATCTCCACCAGTTTCGTCTATAAAGTCAACTAGCTTTTGAATGTTTTCTGGTAAAGGTTTTCCAGTAGCCTGTGCTTCTGCTATAGCTTCTTCAACCTGCTCTTCAACTTCTACAACTTCTTCTTCAGTAATTTCTTCTAATACTGGAGTTTCTTGTGCTTGTGCTTCCGGTTGTACTTCTTCTTGTTCTTGTGGGGTGTCGGCATCTTCAGTGCTTGCAGCCACTCCGCTGTTGTCAGCGTTATTTTCTTTAATTTCATCTTCTTTTGGTATTGGAGGTTTACTTAAGTCTACTTTCATTATGCTATCGTCTCCAGCAGACTCAAATTTACTTTCATCAACCGTTTCTACGGTTTGACCTTGTGTAACCTCTTCGGTTACTTTTTCATTTTCTTCTTCCATAATATAATATAATAATAATTAATAATTCTAACTAGGATCAAATGCACCTAAACTAAAGTCACCACCTAGTATATCATTACCTGATGACTCAAAGTTTTTAGGTGGTTTCTTGTTTAATCTTTGATCTATAAGCTCACTTTGTTGTGATGCTTGCATTTTTGATCTACCATCTTTTCGATCTTCCTTCATAGTATCTTTCATGTCAACCTGCTTCATGTTCATTTTCTGAAGTTGTTGATTTATCTCAAACTCAAACTGCATTAACTTCATTTTGTGTTGAACTTCTAAATCCATTTGCTCAGTTTTCAATCCAGCTTTTATTTGTTCTAATTGAGCTTGACTTTGAGATATTGCTTGGTTTTTCTGAACTTCACTTTGAGCAGCCGCTTGCTGAGCTTGGGTGTTGGCTTGAGCTTGGACTTGTATATTTTCTTGTTGCATTCTTTGATCTCGCTCCATCTTCTTTTTTCTTCTAATCTTTAATACTTGATTGGCAAGTTTCACGTTTCTAATTTCTCTAACGTCAATAGCGTCTTCTAAGTCTATTATCTTTTGCTGTAGAGCCATTTGAATATTATTTTCTAACAAAGCTTTTTCTTCCTCATCCGGTAGTAGCTCTAAGAATATACCAAAATCATACAAGTGTAATTCTGACATTTCATCTAATGTAGCTAAATTATGCCCACCGATAGCCTGCATAAAAGCATTTTTAGAAGGAGAATATTCTAGTATATCAGATATTCTAAGTGATAAGCACTCGCAAGTTTCAGCCGTTAAAAACAATCCAGCCTGTAGCATGTGTCTTGTAGCTGTGTTTGAGTTTGCTGCAGCTAATTTTTGAACACCAACTAAAGCGTTTTTATCTGGCATACTACCGTCTCTAGCCTCGTTAAGTCCGGTTACATCTCTTATCATTTGTAGATAGTAATTGTATGTACCAATTAAAGCTTGCATTTTATTACCGCCAGATCCAGATTGTATTTCTTGAATAGGTACTTTGCCAGGGTTTTGATCACCTTCACTTGTAAAGCTTCTGCCGATAACGGATCCTGTTTGGAAAAACATGTTTAAAGCTTCTTGCGGACTGTAATTAGTTCCATTTCCTAAATCTATCTCAGCTAAACCATCAGCATCAAGATAAACTCCATCTGGAACCATTCTTGACATTACTTGTTGTAACTTTAAATGCGTCAACTGAATCATATCAGCAAATCCAGTAATTTTTTTAACTAGTGAGTCGATCTTTCCATTATACATTCTAGGAGCAACAATAGCGTAATTCATTTTAACCTTAGTATAGTCACTCTTAGGTCTCATCATGTTTTTAGACATCTCCCATTTAAGTAATTTATCCGTACCAAGAATCATAGCACCATCATAAAGACACTCTATAGATCTTTGTAGTTTAGAGTAGTTGAAGTCTACGTTTTCAGGTGGGTTAAATGAGTCATCTTTTTCTATAACCTTCATTGAACCACTACCAGTCTCTTTAACTTTGTAAACCTCATTCATGTAGGTTTTGTAATTAAAGTATATAACCTGTATAGTGTTATTATCGTCTTTATTGTAAGAGTGGCTTGAGCCATAATTAGATCTATTGTAAGATTTGTTTTTCATTACATCCTCTAGATCTTCTTCTGTTAGGTGAGGAAATTGCTTGGCTAATTCATTAACCGGAATAGTTTTTACTTCTCCAACATAATATATATCTTCAAAATAAGGAGAATCTGTATAAGAGTAAACTAGATTTGCTGGATCTACGTAGTCGATCACAACACCTTCAGAAGTATTAAAACTTGTTTTAGTAGCTCCAATCCCCAAAACTGTTAAGTCATAATAAAACCTTTTCTTTATTAACTCAAATTTATTACCATCTAACAAAGTGTTTATAGCTTGTTCTTCAGCAATTTCAACAGCTTGTTTATAAGACAACTGCATGTGTAGCGCTAATTCCTCTTCAGAATCAGGTAATGTTTCTTCATCATGTTCTGATATTTGAATCCCAAAAGCATCTTCCGTAAAAGCATTTAAATCTTTTGTACGCATGTCAGCTAGTATTGAATCCATGTATGCGGTTCTTTTACTAACACCGTATGGATCTTGAGAATAAGCTTTTATATCATACATTCTCTCAGACATACCATTAACTACAATATCAACAAACTTTGAAATTATAGGCACAGGTGTCCAATCTAAATTTAAATAGGACAAATCACCGTTTATCGATAACTCATCCTTATATTTTTGAATAGACTGCTCGCCTCTAGCGTACAATCTTAAACTATGAAAATCATTCTGATTAGACTTATATCTACTAGAACTTCTATCGTTATTAAACCATTCTTGCTCTATAGCTTTAGCTACTTTTAAACCATACTCGTAACTTAGCTTTTCAGCATCGCTAACTGTTTGACTTGGAAAATAACTTTTATTACCAGAATATGCCATATTTATTACTTAATTATTTGTGAATTACTTCCAGTGTTTGTATACCTGGAAACGCTTATGTTTAATTTAGGTTTTTCAATCCTTGCATTTGGAGCATACAAATGTCTGTTGTTAGCCATAATAGCTAAACCAGAGCTTATTGATGCATCATGCTTTGTTCTTTTGTTTATATCGAACTTTGTCCAATCGTTTAAAAGCTCATTGAAATAACAATCCCCGTGAGTTCCATCTTGTTTAATACCTACGTGATCTTGAATATACATCTCAATTGCAGCGGCATGCGCCTGCTTTATATCTTCACTTGAATTAGGTATTCCACCAACTTCTTTTTCTGCTACAGATAATTTGTTCCATATCTTATCAGGCCTGTTCATACTAAACCCTCTGTATCCTCTTCTTCTTAAGTAGTATAACAAACGTGGTTTATTGTTTTCTGCTAATATAGGCATTCCATAAAACACTAAAGCCATTAGAACATCTTCAAAGAACATCTCAGCCGTTGGCGGTCTAGATAAGTATTCGCAAAAGAAACTGTTAGCCGGAGCATCTTCCATTGAAAATCTAGTTAAACCGTGTAAAGCTCCTTTAGATCCTATTCCATCTACTGTTCCTGATATATCATATGAATCACAACCAAAAGCTCCCATATGCTCGTTGCCCGGGTATTTAACCCCATTCTTTAGTATAACTTTGTTTTGCAATTGTTGAGGTGGAACCCAACTAACCTTAAACCTGCCTTTTGGATCTGGATAAAATATAACTTGAGAATCTTTAACACCGTTAACCCATTGAAAATTACCTTGAGTAACACCTAGTGTTCTTGACATCTCTTCATTATAATCTATCTGCTCATATAACTTAACCAAATTAAATATACTTCCTTTAGTCTCATCTCTAAACGCGTGTTCTGTTGTTCTTGGAAACTGGCGATAAAATTCATTTAAACCATCTGAATCATCTCTTAAACCATCTACTTCGTTTTGCCAGTTATCTATTACACCGACATCTATTAGTTCACCGCTTGGGTCGAACTTATCGACATCAGGAGTAGTGAAAACTGGAACTCCGTACTCATCAATAAAGCCTTCGTAGTTCCATTCCATTGGGATAAACAAAGAGTATAAACCAGACTTTGTCTGGCCATTTCTGTTTCTTTTTGTAACGTCTGAAGCATTGTATAGTTTTTTAAAGTTTTCACCTCCTTTATCTAAAGCGTTTGATGTTGATCCCATCATACACTTACCAATAATTCTACTACCTAATCTTAAACAAGTTTTTGTAACTCTCCAGTTATTTAATATATTGTCTGGCCTTTCCCATTTACCACTTTCATCGTGTACTAGTAAAGCTAGTTTTTCACCATCATAACTATTGTCTCCAGTATTCTTCCAATCAATTGTTGTATCTAATCCTTGTATATCCTCCAGCTTTTCATTAGCTGTAATCTTTTTTCTTGTAAACTTACTAGCAGGTACACGATAAGCAAGCTCGGACTTTGGGCGATCCATACCATCTTGGACAGGTTTAAAAAAGAACGGGTAGTTGATTGATATAGGTACGACTTTGTCGGTAAACATTTTTTTAGCATCAGCTCCTGATTTAGATAGTATTCCATATCTACTATCACTTGCAAGAGTGGCTAAGTTAACGGCTTCTGCAGAAGACATAAAGGAAAATCCAGATCTTCTATTCTTAAGGTAACACATGCCATAACATCTTTTGTCAGCCTTACAAGCTTCCCAGAATATAAAAAATAATCTATTTGCCTCTCTAAAATCTGCCGCACCTACATCTATTTTACTCCACTGCAAGTACATGTAGTGAGTACCTGTTATCCAAGTTGGCTTACCGTTATTAGTAAACCAAAACCCTTCTTCTCTTCTTCTAAACTCTTCATCTATGTAGTCGTGCCATTGATCTTTTTGATCTTCAGGATAAGTGCGCCAATCAAAGATGTTCTTTAGGCGCTCTAATTCTTTTGGCTGCTCAAACTTAACCCATTTATCTTTCGGGTTATTATACACATCCTTAGGCACCTTAGGTAGAGCAATGACTAGATCTTGTATTTCTATAATTTCTCCTATAACGCCGTTGTGAGAAAGCACTATAATATCATGCTCTTTGTTATACCCATACGACCACTTCTTACCTTTGTTCATTCGGCTTACAGTGGTACGCTTTATCGGTTCAACCGTCTTAACTAAACTTTGCTCGTACATTACTTAGATCTACCTTCTGCGAATCCTTTAAAAGTTTTTTCCTTTGCCTCTTCAGGTGTTTTACCCTCAAGCAAGTCTTCTTCTTCTTTAATTCTGTTAAGTATCTCAAATGCGTCAAATATAGCTAGTTTTTTAGTTGCTGCTGCATTCTTAAGTTTGTCTGCTGTTAAATCATCATCTGAATCTACAATAGCCTCTTTAGCTACTTTTATCAGCTCCTCCACTGCCTTGTGCCCAGCTTGGATTATACTCCTCTTCGTTTCCTTGATGTTCATATTTGATTGTAATAAAATTAGATTTAACTCGATATAGTCTTTCGCCATCAACAATAAACTCGTATTCACTACTTGGTCTAAAACCAACTAGATCATTTACTTTAACTGTACCATCTGAATATTTAACGATACCTTGTAAAGGCTTTTCAGATTCAATATTAAATTGATCCACTGCTTTTAACGGCATTACAAAACAATATCCTTTAGGGCAAATCCACTTCTCATCTCTTTTGTATAAAAAGATTTGATCTTCACTTATAAAATAAGTTGATTCATCAAAATAGCTTCTACTATTCTTTTCAACCCCTTTTACATTATGCCATCTTCTAAAAACATTGTGATGTACTAAAACTGTATCACCCCTCATTATTTCTGCGTGACCAACTAATGGGGTTGATGTTACCGTGGCCTCTCTGTTAACATACTCGTGATTAAAAATTTCAGTATTTAAGATTAACTCTCCGCCGTCTAGTTTTTTTGTGTTGTTGTATCTTTCTCCTTTTGGCGCTACAACAAAGTCGTAAACACTTTTCATTAATATTGTAGATTATACTCTACAGATACTGCCATGTTTTTATTAAAGTCTTTCCAAGGCAAAACATCTTTACCTTTTTTAATGTAAACAGAGAATTTGTTTTCTTCTTCTAGTATATCACATATAGTATGACCACCATACACTTCTTGCCCCACGGCATAGTGCATAGCGTCATTCTTATAATCTTTACCGATACTAATCTTCCTTATTAACTTCGCCATTTTCCGGGTAGTTTATAGTTCCATTTTTGATATCAATATCAATTGTACCATATTCTTTTTCTAATTCATTTTGTAACGCTTCAAGATCTCCTCTAAGTAAGGTTACTCCATGCATGTTTTCATGCTTTTGCAACTCCATAGCCCCAACTTCTAGTTGACCTCTATTTATAGCGTTAATAAGCTTTTGAACTTTTTCTAACTGTTCGTCAGTTATTTTCTCAGGTTTAATACCTTTAAGTTCTTTAATTTTTGCGTTTGTTCCTTTTGTTGCCATTTTATTTAATTTAAGTTAGTTTAATTTATTTTATTTTTCAAATCCAAGTTTTAATCTAAATGGATTCGCATTTAATAGTTCGTCGTTATTAGAAATATCAACCGTACCGTTTACTTCTGAAAATGTTAATAGTAAAGGCTCTACTTTAGTTAAAACACCTGGTATTGGAGTGTCTAAATCCGATACGTAAACTTGATCACCTACACTAAATATTTTTGTAGCATCAATACCATCTACAATGTATGAATTTTGAAGATCTGCTGACGCATCATAATCAGCGTCACCAGCTTGGTCTAAAAGTACTCCAGTCCCATAATTTCTCGCGGTTATTTGAAATGCAGCTACATATAGCGTGTCATAACCAACATTTGTCCCGCTAGCAGGCTCTAAATCTATTACTAAAGGTAAACCGAAACCAGTTGGATTTGTAGAGCTATTCATGTAACCCACACCAAACGCTAGTTTAGATAAAGTTCCTGTTGCCGCAGTACCTTCTAATCTTGCGAATCCAACAAAATGTGATCTAAGCTCTCCGCACGCGGATTGCACACCGTTAATAGCTCCTAAGTTTGAAGGAGCAACACCATCAATTGACTTTGCAAAAACAAGTTCAATGTCAGATGTTGAGTTTGCAATTGCTCCGTCTTCTCCGTTTACATAAGCAGCAATACTTCTTAGCATACTACTACCTTTTGGCACGTCAACTGCAGTCCAATTAAAAAGAACATCACCCGCGCTTATATCTGCTGTTCCATTATTTTCAGAAATATCTCCAGCTATACAATCTGGAACTACATCTACATTAAAATATTTACTCATATCTTTATTTTTTTACTTTTTCTAATGATCTACCGCCAAAATAAGCGCCGATCACGGTTATTAATACTAATTGTAATAAGTCAACCCAAGAGGATTTAACTTCAAAATCTAATGCACCAGCGTCTATAAATATTAATAGCATAGTGCATACTATTAAGAAGATCAATACTAGTGGTCGAACATTTTTACTCAACCATGAGTCTGACTTCAGATCTGCCTCCCAACGTGATGAAATGTTTTTCTCCATCTCAACTTCGTAGTTAGCCATTAATTCTTTTATTTTTCTTTCTGCTTCTAGCTTCTCTTCTTTAGATGTAGTTAGATTATCTAAAACTCCACCCACGCTATCGATTAGTTTACTAGCTCCACCAGACAATAGGTTAGTTAGGATACTCATTATCTTTTACCCGCTTTAACTTTTCTTAAAGCCTCTGCTAATTGAGCTTTAGTTGGGTTATCAGTATCATAATCATTTTGAGCATTTTCATAAGCTTGTTCTTCATCTTCTGAAGTAATCATTTCTGGCTTTTTATCAGCCCTAGGACCTAACCCTGTTTTCTTAGTTAAATCAACTTCTTTTCTTACAGGTGAATTTCCAAAATCCATACCTTTCATTTTAAATCCTGATTTCATAGTTTTATTTTTTAATATCCACCACCACTAGAACTCGTTGTACTAGTTGATGTTGTGTTAGATGTTGTGTTAGATGTTGGAGCACTTGGATTAGTTGCTTGCGCGTGGTCTTTACCACCCATATATCCTGTTTGACCTTCAAACTCATGAGTATGATAACCACCTAAACCCCTTACTACAGCCCACTTCATTGCTTCTTCTATTGTGCTGTATAAAGGTACGCCACCTATAGTTGTTAATAAACTCATAATTATTTTTTTGCAAATTTTTCTATACCACTAATTCCAAAGCACCCTAACACTACAAGTACAAAAGAATCGTATACAAATTCATTTATCATTAAATCTCTACCCAACCAACCAGTAACAAGATCTACTATCATTATCACACACATTATTGCAAATGCAATAAATCCTACAACTGACTTTTCATTCCAGTCATTGTTATCTTTAAATATTTCCATTGTCATTTCCGTTGTTAGCATCGTTTTCCCAAGGAAAGCCAGTGTCTCCAGCCTCCTTCCACTCACCATTTACCAGTATTGAATCTACTCCATCTATATCCTCTCTTTCAAATCTTTCTCCATTATACATGATATGATCATCATCATAAGCTAACTTACCAAGCTTCATGTCTGTAGCGTGCCTCATTTCATGGTTAACCACTTGTCTGTATTCAAAGCTTTCTGGATCAAGTTTGTTATTAACAAAAATAGTTCCATCCATATTAGCTTCACCCATAATCCCATCACCAAGAGGTTTAGCTATAATAGGAGTTCCAGGAATAGCGGCTTGTTGGTTTCGTCTAAAACTTAATTTAGTTTTAATCTCACCGTTATTTGCTTCTAAGCCTCTATTTGTCCCTAGTTTAAATGCCATTGTTTACTCTTCTTAGCGTTTGCTTGCATAATTCCATCTCCCGCTCTTTTCTTCCTTACCATAGTATTCTGCGTCTGCCTTATCTTCATCAGTTGTTTTTGCTTTATCAGCCGAAATCTTTGCATCCATTGCGTCTATCTCTGCTTGTGCTTTTATATTTTTTAATTTCTTGCTAGCAGATTCTGGTTTTTCTACTACTTTTTTCTTAGGAGCCGTATAATATTTGCTTGGATCTATAGCTGTGGATGGCTTTATTTTAGAATCACCTAAAACCTTACCCATAGCCATAAATCTACCCATAATACTTTCTCCTGCGCGAAGCGCTGATGATTTCATTTTAAACTTATTCTTGCTACCTCTCTCCATAGTTATCTATCTTTATCTTTTATCATATCGTCTATAGATTTATTAAAAACCTTGTCAGTATATGTTGTATTATTATAGAAAACACTTCTCTCGGAAGTAGGTAAATCTTCTTCACCCAGTAGAACTCTATATATTCTACTTATTACTTGTGA